TCAGTACTTGATGCAGGCGAGCAGGGCGATGTTGCGGGGGCGGGTCTCACTTGCTGCGTTCAAAGTCATATAGGTTTGGATAGCGTTATTCGGATTGCCATCATGAGAAACAGGCGCGATTTGAGGTAGGGTTTGATTGCCAGGAAATGCGCCAATTCCGCCTGATGCTGCGGTGGAGCCGTTATTTTTGTATCCGTAAATATAGTTCCAATTGTCTCCGTATGGACTATTGATAAGACCAGCGTGCTTGTGGTCTCTAATGCCATCAGTTTGTGATGTGCCAAAATTTCGATTGGTATCCACTCCACGGCCACTGTCCCAACCCCGGATGAATTCGCCGCATAAATTGGGCAGGTAGAACATTCCCGTATCTGGATCGACTTGGTAACGAACCGGTGTAGTCGGAACAGCAAAATTACCGGTATAGCGGCCAACCTTGCTGACTTTCCAGTCTTGGTAATAGGCGGTAGTCGAGCCAGAGGCAGTCGGCGCGCCACCATCAACAGCGAACAGGAGGGTATTGTCAGGGATTGCTACTCTGGTGGTACTGGCCAGACTCCACACCTGTATGCCGTCGACAAACAGGCGGTAAGTGGAGCCGTCATAGCTGAAGGCGATGTGATACCAGCGTGGTATGGCGAATATGCCAGCGGTGCCGAGCGAGGCATTGGCGAAGAAGCCGCCGTTGTTGCCCAGCCATACGATTGGCGCGCGGCTGGCCCGGTCTATGGCGATGGAGATTTCCCCTGCGACAGTGGATGCATTCATGCCAACTACCCAGGCTGCGCTATAGCCATTGGAGCCGCCTGTACCTGCGAATGTTGGATAGTGCCAGCCTTCAAGAGTAAAGGCATTGGGATTGAATGGATCGGTTTGGCCGAAGGCTGCGTAGCCGCCGCCTGCCACGGTTTTCAGGCTGACGTTGCCGAATTTCCCTTGCTCGGTAGACATGCCAGCTCCGCCGTATACGCTCAGTTGTGCACCGCCGATTCTGGCCTGTACGCCATCGTTTGCATCCAATCGCAGCATGACCTGCGTCATTGGGTCGATTGGGGAGAAAAGTTGGCCGATGGCCGAATACAGATCGCGGTAAGTCGTTTTGGAAACTTGATTGCCATCGGCCTTAAGCCAGCCTTCCGGCGCAGCTGGCATGGCGAAATAGGCGACTTGCCCCGGCGGGGTCGCAACTTTCAACTGTGTCAGCGTGGCACCGTCAGTAATGCCGTAGCCTGCCAAGGTGGTTGCCTTGTCGGCCTTGCCTCCCAATTGCTTGGCGACACTGGCTGCGAAGTTCTGGTCATTGCCAAGCGCCGCCGCCAGTTCCTGCAGGGTGTCCAGCGCGCCGGGCGCGCCGGCCACCAGATCATTGATTGATTTTTGCAGATCGGTTTTGCTGGCGCCGTCGGCGATGCCGTAGCCGGCCAGCGTGGTGGGCTTGCTATTGCCGCCCCAGGCGATGTTGCGCACGGCTTGCAGCAACTGGTCCTGGCGTGTCGAGTCAGGGGCCTGACCGCTGTTTTTGATCACGGTCAGCAGCTCTTGCGCGGCCGATTGCACGCCGTTCAGCCAGTCGGCCGCGACGATGGTGCCGAGCTCGCCGGTGGCGGGGTTGCCGTCATGAAACAGGCTGTCCGGGCTATTGATGGGTTTGAGGTCTTGCATGGAAAACGCCTCCCGTTGGGTAAAGAAAAATCGGCCGCAGGGCCGATGACGGATGTCGTTGTTTGAGAATGACGGTGATTGTGCGGGAGGCTGGGGAGGGGGCTTAGTGGACGGGTGTCAGCGCTGACATGATTGCAGGATGCATGGAAAACCGCGCTGCTGCGCGGTTTTCGTGACACGATTGAAGCTCACATGGGTGGTTGCGGCCAGTCGGCATCAGTCAGACGCGGCCAGCTCGTATGTAGCGGCATGCGGGACAATTCCACGCAATAGCGCTTCCAGCTGGCTAGTCTGGTTTGTTCTGCTGCGTTGGCCATGCTTAGCTCCGCCGCGTCTTCCAGCGGACGGCGGTTAGCATAGGCTGTCGACAGTTTCTGTTGCATCTGTTTTTGTGCTTCAGCGGTTTGCGCCGCTAATTGCGCTGAGCCGTCCACCACCCATGAACCATCTTTCCATGTGGCGTAGGGCGGAGGGGGTAGGGCGGTGGCTTGCAGGTTGTCCGGCGTGTCGCCGATTTCGGCTTGCACCCGTTGGGCGGTTCGTTTGTCCCACAGCGGCGTGGTCCGCCAGTCGGGACGCAGGCGCCAGTCGCCGTCGCAGAACACGGCGACTTGGTGTTCGTCTGTGTTCGGTGGCTGTTGTTCGGTTGAGAAGGCCGGGATCAACCATACCTCTTCTGTATCCAGCGGCGAGCGGTCCGCTTGTGAGAGACCCAAGTATTCACCGGTTTGTGGGTGATAGCTGTATACAGTTTTCTGTTGTTGCATGGAAAGTCTCCTCAGTACTTGACGCAGGCGAGTAGGGCGACGTTGCGGGGACGAGTGGAGCCATTACCTCCTTGCCATCCGCGGCCATCCAGATCGTAGATGTATTCAGGAGTGCCAGACGCATATGCCCGGGCTACCGGATACTTTTTGACGTCGATCGAATCCATTCCCATGTCCCTACACATATCAGGCGAAAAGTTGTTGTTGTGAATTAGGGTGGAGACGGTCACTGACTCGAGATTAGGGTCGGCGGTTGTCACGGTTCCTTTTTGCCAACTGCCGAATTGTCGGCCGGGATCCGCATTGTTCAGATCATCAAAGCCGCGGATAAACTCGCCGGATAAATTAGGCAGGTAGAATTTTCCAGGGTCCACGTCGGCAAGATATTCAACAGGTTGCGATGGAGGCGAAAATTCAGCCGCATAGTTGCAGATATTGCTGACCTTCCAGTCTTGGTAATAACCGTCTGAAGAACCATTTATGTAAGGTCCGGATCCATCGACCGAGAATTGCAGCACGTTATCGGGTAAGCCTACTTGTCTTGCGCTTGCCAGGCTCCATATCAGTTTTCCGTCTACAAAAAATCTATATGTGCCGCCATCATAGCTGAATGCGATGTGATACCAGGTGCGGGGAGAGAAAACCCTCTTCGCGGATGCCACCCTGCGATAGCAGATCCAGTCTTCCAATTTCTTTTCCGTGCCATCGCTCAACCAGACAGTGGGGAAGCCGGTGCTGCTTTCTATGGCCAGCGTGATTTCACCCATCAGGTTGCTGTTGTTCATACTGACAATGCCGTGATACGACACATTGCTGTCGGGCCATCCGCCATTGAACATTGGCATATGCCAACCCTCCAAGGTGAACTGCTTGGAATTCAATCGCTCTGGCAGATTGAAGGTGGCATATCCGCCGTCCCGAGTCGTTTTCAGGCATTTGAATCCGAATTTGGCTACGTCTGCCGACAGCGCGGCGCCTCCGAAGAGTTGAACCGATTGTCCTTGCAGCCGTTCCTGCAGCTGATCCTTGTCATCCAGCCTCAGCATCGCGACCACGCCGTTTTTATTGGGGCGGTAGATGTGGCCGATGGTGGAAAACAGACTGTTGTAAGTTGTCTGAGATACTTGAGCACCATTGGCTTTCAGCCATCCATCCGGTGCGGACGGCATGGAGAAATAAGAGATTTGTCCGGATGGCACGGCTGTTTTCAGCTGGGTTTGAGTCACTCCGTCGGTGATGCCGTAGCCAGCCAGTGTGGTGGCCTTGTCGGCCTTGTTGGCAAGCTGCTTGGTGATTGAGGCTGCGTAGTTGGCGTCGTTGCCCAGCGCCGCCGCCAGCTCCTGCAAGGTGTTCAGCGCGCCCGGCGCGCCGGCCACCAGATTGTTGACTGCTGTTTGCAGATCGGTCTTGCTGGCGCCGTCGGTGATGCCGTAGCCGGCCAGCGTGGTCGGCTTGCTGTTGCCGCCCCAGGCGATGTTCTGCACCGCCTGCTGCAGCTGATCCTTGCGGGAGGGGTCGGGATTTTGGCCGCTGGTCTTGAGCAGGGTCAGCATTTCTTGTTGCGTGGATTGCACGGCGGACTGCATGCCGTTCAGCCACTCGGAGGTGACTACGGTGCCGAGTTCGCCGGTGTAGGGGTTGCCGTCGTGGAACAGGCCGTCCGGGCTGTTGATGGGTTTGAGCTGGTCTTGCATGTGGGGCGCCTCCCGCTGGTAAAGAGAAATCGGCCGCCGGGGCCGATGACAGATGTCGCTGATTTGGAATGACGGCGATTGTGCGGGAAGCCGGCGCGGCGGCTCAGTGGACGGATGTCAGTGCGGCCAGCGCGAAAAACGGCAGCGTGGCGCTGCCGTTTCCAAGTGTTGCTAGCTAGGTTTTCAGGCCGGCTGCTTGGGCCAATCGGCGTCCACCAGCCGCGGCCACATCGCCAGGTCGGGCAGGCGGGACAGGTCCACGCAGTAGCGCTTCCAGGCGGCCAGCTTTTGCAGCTCGTCGGCGGTGGCGATGCCGATGGACTCGGCGTCTTCCAGCGGCCGGCGGGCGGCGTAAGCGTCGGCCAGGCGCTGCTTCAATTCCGCGGCAGTCTTCTGCGCCAGCGCGGCGGACTGAGCCGTTTTGTTGATGCTCCAGCCCTTGCCGTCCCAGGTTGGGAATTCGCACGGTTGCAGCAGCGTGGCGCGCAGGCTGTCCGGCGTGTCGCCCAGGCGGGCCTGGACTGGTTGCGCGGTGTCGACGCTCCACAGCTTGACGGCGCGCCAGTCCGGCGACAAGGTCCAGCCGCCGTCGCGGAACACCGCGGTCTGGCGTTCGGCGGCGACTGGCGGCTGCAGCTCGGTGCTGTAAGCCGGCAACAGCCAGACGCCGGGTTGCAGCGGCGACGGATCGGCCGCGGTCGGGCCCTGGTATTCGCCGGTTTGCGGGTGGTAGGCGTAGACGGTTTTGTTGTTGTCTTGCATGGCGGAATCCTCAGTATTTGATGCAGGCGAGAAGGGCGATGTTGCGGGGGCGGGTGGAGAAGGCACCGTTATCGCCTGAACCGGCTGCGGCCGAGGCATTGGTAATGTAAAAAGTCGAGTTATTCAGATCGGTAGCGGTCTTATTGCCTTCGATAACCGTGTTGGTCCAGTCATTTTCCGTGTTCCATGCCCCGATGGCGAACGTACCGGCGGAATAGCCGCCGCTATATTTATCGATCAGGCAGCGAATGGCGGTGGGGTTTTGTTTCGTGCCGAAACCGCGTCCGTTATCCACGCCGCGCCCGTCATCCCAGCCGCGCACGAACTCGCCGCGGAGGTCCGGCAGGTTGAAGGTGGTGGAGCCGTCGCCTGCGCCATAATAGGTTCCCAGCGCCGCGAACAAGGACGGATAGTCCTTGCGGCTCACCGCCGCGCCGTTGGCCTTCAGCCAGCCCAGCGGCGGAGCGGACATGGCGAAGAAGGCGACCTGGCCGGTCAGATGCCCTTCATGGATCAGCGTATACCAGGGGTTCCAGCGTTTGGCGTCGTCGTTGCTGGTGCGAAAGCGCATGGTATTGCCATAGCCGTAGTCGGCGGTCAGTTGGCACGAGTAGTCGCCGCTGTTGCCATTCAGGCCGCCGAAGGTGATATAGGGCCCATAGACGCCGCTGGAGGTCCCGTAGTTGAAACCCATCTCGCCAGCGGTGATGGCATTGTCGAGGGACGTTTTGTCGTCCGGACTGATGCGGTAGCGGCGCTTCTTGATAATGGAAGCATCGTTTCCGCTGTGCCAGACGCGATATTCGCCGCCGGCGGCTTCCTTCAGCACCAGGGTATCGTCGCCATAACCCTTATGCACCAGCGCCACCGCGCTGTTGCCGGGACGGTGCAGGCCCAGGGCCGGGAAGTCGGTGCCGGTGGAGCGCAGTTCCAGCGTGCCGTTGGTGTAGAGATTGTTGTCGTAGACGTTGGGCGTGGTTTTGAAGATCTGCGACGTTTGCGCGGTGGACAGCGCCAGCGTGTTGATGCCGTAGCCGGCCAGCGAGCTGGACTTGTCGGCCTTGCCAGCCAGCTGGTTGGTGATAGTGGACGCGAAGTTCTGGTCGTTGCCCAGCGCCGCCGCCAGTTCCTGCAGCGTGTTCAGCGCGCCCGGGGCGCCGCTGACCAGGCCGTCCACCGCCGCCTTCAGCTCGGCCTTGGTCGCGCCGTCGGTGATGCCGTAGCCGGCCAGCGTGGTGGCGGCGTCGGCCAACTTTTGCCATTGGCTCCAGTTGCCTAAATAGCGGCAGCGGTACCAGCAACCGGCGCTTTTGTAGCTCTGATATTGTTGGTAGACCATTCCACCATCGGAGAAGACGAACAGCAGGCCGGCGTACGGTACTGGGTAGTTTGCGCCGTTGGCGGCGTAGGCGTTGCCCGGGTTGTGATAGAGACCGTCGTCGACGATATTGTTCAAGTCGACCTTGTCGCCCAGCGGTGGCCGCAGGGTCAGTCCGTCGGCGATGCCATAGCCCGCCAGGGTAGTCGGCTTGGCGTTGCCGCCCCAGGCCAGCTGCTTGATCGCTTGCAGCAACTGGTCCTGGCGCGCCGGATCGGCTTTCTGGCCATTGTTGCTGCCGATCACGGACAGCACTTCCTGCTGGGTGGCTTGGAGGGCGGATTGCACCGTGTTCAGCCAGTCGGCGGAGACGATGGTGCCCAGCTCGCCGGTGGAGGGATTGCCGTCGTGGAACTTCTGGTCCGGGGTGGGAACGGGCTTGATCGGGTCTTGCATGAAGCGCTCCTGGAAAAGGATGGGACAGGGACAGCCGATTGGGGATCGGCGCCGGGGGAAGGGAAAGGCGGGAGGAAACGCGCGGGAAGCGCGCGTTTGGAGACGGTTTACGGCTGGTAGGCGAAGTAGACGAAGGTATGGGCCGGCTTGAGGTCGTTGAATAGCTCTTCCAGCCTGGGGTCGCCGAAGGCGCACAATCGTTCGCCCGCCAGCGACTGGCCGGCGCGGAACTGGTAGGGGCGGACCTTGCTGCCGAATACGGTCACCTGCCACACCCAGGGGATGTTTTCGCTCCACAGCTGCTGGCCGGCGCGGTTGACGCCGGCGCGGAACGGTTGCGGCTCGGCGATCTGGATCTTGTAGCCCATGCCGGCGGCCAGGCGGGTGAAGTAGGGAATGGACAGGCCGCCGGTCTCGGCCAGCTTGGCCAGCACCGCCTGCCGGCGTTGCTGGTAGGTGGCGTCGGAGGGCGGCGTCAGGCCGCATACCCGCTCCCATTCCGGCAGCATCGCCTCCGCCTGCAAGGGCGTGACGGCGCCGGCCAACTGATGGGCGGAATGCTGCGCGCGGTCCAGCGCCGCGCCCTCGCTGGCCAGCTCGGCCTGCAGCCGCGGGCTGTCCGGGCTGTAGCTGACCGGCGGCAGCAGCCGGGTCAGCAAGTCCTGATAGGGCGGTTGCGGCGTCATTTCAGCAGCCCCACCGTCAGTTTGCCCAGCCGCAGCCATTCCACTTTGGTGGGATCGGAGACGGGATCGACGTTGCCGGCCGGCGAGTTGAGCTGGCGGTCCTGCACGCCGGGCAGGTCGGAGATCAGCGCCTCGATGCGGCTCTTGACCAGCCGCTCGCCCGGCGCCAAGCCGGCGAAGTAGGCTTGCAGCGTTTGCTGCAGCAACGGCGTGAACGCGTCCAGGTTCGCGCCGCCCAGATTGAGCGCGACGTCGATGTCCACCGGGCGCGGCGTCGGCGCCAGCACCAGGCAGCTCTTGGCGGTGACTGGACGCAGATCCTCGATATGGGCCTGCACATTGGCGAGGATTTCCTGGGACGGCAGGTCGCCGTTGGCGGTGATCACCACGTCCACGGTGCCCAGGCCGCGGCGCAGCGGATAAACGTAGGCGGCGGAGACGCCCTTCACTTCCATCGCCCAGCGGCGGTAGTCGTGCCTGTTGCCGCCGGCCGGCGGGCGGCGGATCAGCTCCAGCAGCCGGTCCAGCAAGGCCGCGTCGTCCTCCACGTCCACGCCGTTGCGCATGCTGAGCAGCAGCGCCTTGGCGCTGACGCCGGACGGCGCCTGCATCAGCTCCACCGGCAGGCTCTCCGGCTGATTGCCGGCGGCGCCGGCCTGGCTGGCGAAGATGGGCAGCTCGGCCTGGCCGTTGGCGTCCAGCCTGGCGGCGTAGGGGCTGCCGTCCGGATTGGCGGCGGGGGTGGCGTACAGCTGCTCGCCGATGCGCAGTTGCAGGCTGCCGCTGACGACGGCGCCGGCGTTGCCGCTGATCCGCAGCGTGCCGCTGGCGGCGGCGGCCGGCTTGCGCACGATGCCGCGCAGGCGGGCGTGCTGTTCCAGGTATTCGCTGTCGGCGGTGTCGGGGAAGATCTGGCGGGCGATCCAGCTCTGGTGCTGGTACAGGCCCTCCACCGCGCTGGCCACCGAGCTGGCGCGGACGAAGTAGTCGCTGTCCGGCGCGATGTCGGCATCAGCGCGCAGGTTTTGCAGGTCGCGCAGCAGCGTATCGCGGATGCTGGCGAAATCGGGAGTGGACAGGGGCATCAGGCTATCCTCACTTGGTGTTGGAAATGGCGGATGTGGCCGCCGGTTTCGGCGACTTCGATGTTCAGGAGCAGCCGGCCGGGGCCTTGCCGCTGCGACGACACCTGGACGCGGCTGGCGCGGCCGTCCTGCAGCAGCGGCTGCAGCGCCTGTTCGGCGTACTGGCAGGCCAACAGGTCGATGCGGTTGCTGTCCTTGCTGCGGGACAGCTCATGCAGGCGCGAGCCCAGCGTCGGGTCGGCCCACCAGCCGCCCAGCGGGGTCATCAGGCGCAGGTAGACGGCGTTGGCGAGGGTGTCGGTGGAGCCGCCGGCGTAGTCGCCGGTGATGGGGTCCAGCAATGGGTCCATGGCGTTATTTTCCGGGTTTGGCGGTTATGGGATCAGGGGACGAGGGTCAGTGGCGCGGCTTACTTGGGCGGGCTGGTGACGCCGCCGGAGTCGCCGTTGTGGATGTGGCCTTGCAGGCTGATGCCGCCGGCCTTCACGTCGCCGCTGGCGCTGACGCTGCCGGTGACCTTGGCGCCGCCGCCGCCCTGGATGGCCAGGCCGCCGTTGCCGCTGATCTGGCCCTGGGCGACGAACTGCGCGCTGGTGTTCAGCGTAGGCGTGGCGAAGCTGGCTTGTTCGCTGGCGTTGACCTGCCAAGTCTTGCAGTCGAGCTGGAAGGTGTCGCACTCCACGGCGATGATCCTGCCGCGTTTGAGCACGATCTTGCTGCCTTCGTCGCTGTACAGCGCCACCTCGCCGGGTTGCAGCGATTGCAGCCGGTAGCTGCCGTGCTCGGTGGCGATCACCACGCTGTGGCTGGTGCGGCCGCCCAGCGGCAGCACCATCGCCATGCTGCCCGGCGGCGGATTGGAGGTGTAGCCGTAATGCTGGAACAACTCGGCGTCCTGCAGCCGCTCGCCGGCCAGCGCGTCGGCCTGCGCGGCCTGCACGCCGCCGTCGCTGTCCACATGGGTGAGCACCGCGCGGAAGCCCTGGCGCACATTGCTGAAGGCGCGGCGGATGCGTTGGTCTACTTCATGCCACATATTGGTCTCCTCATTGCTTGCCGGCGCGCATCACCGGAATCCAGCATTTGTCTTCCTTCAGCGTCAGCCGGGTGACGCTGCCCTGGCCGCGGCCGCCCTCGAAGGTGCGCGCCATCAGGAAATAGGTGCCGTTGATGCCGTGCGGCTCGCTTTCCACCTCGATGCGCTGGCCCGGCGTCCACAGCGCGCCCTGGCTGTCGCGGTGGCCGGCCACGGTGGCGGTCAGGGTGTAGCCGGCCAGGCGGGCGTCGGCCAGCATCTTGTCGGCGCGGGCGGCCAGCTCGGCCGGGCTGGCGGCGTCCGGCTCCACCTGGATGCGCGGCTTGTGGTAGCAGACGTCGGAATCGAAGACGTGGTGCTTCATCGCGTGGCGGCCGGGCGTCAGCGACTGGCCGTGGCCCTGGCCCAGCAGCGTCAGCTCGGAATAGCGCTGCGCGTGGGAGCGGGTTTCGGCCAGGCTGAGCACGTTGTTGCCCTTGCCGTCGCGGCGCAGGATCAGCCGCGCGCTGGCCGGCCGGCTGTAGTCCGGGCCGCCCACCACCAGCGTGCCGTCCGGGTCGAACCAGGCGGTCAGGCCGTTGGCCTGGGCGGCGCGGGTGAGCACGTCCCAGGCGCTGTTGCCGGGATCGACGTTGATCTTCTCGATCTGCCCCTTGGCCTTGGCGTCGACGCGGATGTTGGCGATGCCCAGCGGCTTCACCACGTTGTCCAGCACGTCCTGCAGCGTCATGCCCTTGCCGGTGAACAGCGGCGCGCTGCAATCGAGCAGCATGCCGGCCAGGTCGCGGCCGGACAGCGCCAGTTGGTGGCTGCCGGAGGCGACGCTGTGGCTGATGTCGTCGATGCGGCCCATCAGCACCGTCTCGCCGCCGACCTGCACCTTGACCATCGCGCCCGGCTCCACGTCGGGCGGGAAGACGCCGCCGGGCAGGCCCAGCGACACCTGCCAGGCGTCGGCGGCGACGACCAGGTCGGAGTCGACCGAGTAGTGGGTCCAGTCGCCGTGCTGGCGGCCGCCTATCTGCAGGCTGACGGTTTGCTTAGCGGGCGTAGCCATAGACCAGGGTCCCCGGAGTCAGATGGTTGGGTTGGGACAGCTGCGGATTCAGCCGCAGCAGCTCGGCGGCGCGCTCGCTGTCGCCATACCACAGGTGGGCCAGCTGGCGCAGATTGCAGGCGGATTCCACCTTGCGCTTCAGCAGCGGCGGCTTGGCGGCGATCAGCGCGGCGGCGCCCTGCTGCACCTGCAGGCCCAGCTCGCGCAGGCCGTCCACCACTTTGTAGGCGTCCTCGGACGGCATGCCGGCGCGCCATTGGTCGATGGTGGTCTGCAGCGAGGCGCGCACGTCGCTGGCGATCTGCTCCAGCGCCGGCGGCGTCAGCGTCGGCTTTTGCGCTTCGCTGGCGAAGATGCCGGCGGCGGCGGAAGCGAGCTTGGTGGACACGTTCAGCTGCAGCAGCGCGTCGATGCGGCGCTGGTCGTCGCTCCATACCGACAGCGTGGCGCTGGCGGATACCGGCGAGATGCCCTGGCGCACCGCGTCCGGCAGGCCCTCCAGCCGGCGGCGCAGCGCCTTCCAGTCGGCCAGCGTGGCGGACGACATCGCGGCGGCGGTTTTCAGCGCCGGCAGCGGGCCGAGGTCCACCTGCAGATCGAAGCGCCAGTTGGCCGCCGCGTCCACCAGCTGCTTGGCCTGGGCGACGAAGGCCTGCGGATAGGCGAGCAGGTCGGTCACCTGGGCCACCGCCTGGTTGGCCATCGCGGCCAGCTGGCGGACGGTGGCGGTCAGTTGCTGGCGCAGCGCGGCGACGCGGGCCAGCGCGCCCTTGGCGGTGGCCACCAGGCCCTGGGCCTTGGCAAAGGCCTCGCCGGCCATCTGGCGCAGCTTGTCCACCTGCGACGAGATAGCGTCCACCTGCGGCAGCGTCTTCTTGGCGGCGAAGAAGGGGTTGCCCGGCGTGGCCTCCACCCAGTTGACCTCCACGGTGCAGGAGTCGGTGGCGTCGGCGTCGTGGCTGATCTGGTAATCCACCACCTGGGCCTGCGGCATGCTGCCGAACACCGGGTGGACCAGCTCGCCGGGGCCGGCGGCGTCCAGCGCGGCGACGAACTGGCGCAGCCGGTGCTGGTAGTCCTTGCCCCAGAACATCGCCGACAGCGACACCTTGCGCGCCTTGCGACCCAGGTCCTCCACGTCGGCCCCGTCCTTGTACGGGTATTCGTGCATCGCCTGGTCGCGCTGCGCGCTATCCACGCTCTTCAGGCAGTCGAAGCGCACGCCGCGGAAGCTGGCGTCCACCAGGGGGCCGGCGGACAGGCCGGCGAACACATTGAGGCTGAACATCAATTCCTCCTTTGTTGTTGGCTGTTGGCGGCGTTGACGGCGGCGACGATGTTGCCGTTTTGCACGTCTACCACCACGCGCAGCGGTTGGGTCAATTGCGCCAGCGCGGCGCTGAGCTGCGCGATCAAGGCGGATAGCTGCGCCTCGGCGGCGTTGCCAGCCGCTGCGGGTGCTTGGCCGGCTGCGGCGGGTTTCTTGGGCGGCGTGGCCGGCTTGGGCTGGGCCTTGGGTTGATTGGCGGAGGCCGCGGGTTTGGGAAGCGGCTTGGCCGCGGCGGGGGCCGGCGCTTTTGCTGCGGGGGCGGCGGGCGGCGCGGCCTGAGCTTGAGCGGCAGGATGGGCCGTACCGCTGACGTCCACCTTGCCGGCTTTGAAGCCTTCCACCTTTTTCATGCCGTCCATCAGCGCCTCGAACTCCGGGTGCGTCAGGTCCTTGATTTTCTTGCCGTGCAGATCCAAACCTCGGTTGGCGGCCAACTGGTAGATGCCCTCGGCGTACTTGGCGTGATTGGCCTTGCCCGAGTAGTCGGACACCGCGTATTTCGGCAGCATCTGCTCGATGGTTTTGTCGCCGTGTTGCTTGGTCAGCAGCTGGGCTTTGGCCGCGCGCCCGGTCGCCTCGTCGGCGAAGATGGCGTTGCCCCATTGGTCCAGATCGACCACGCCCTGATAGCGTTTTTGCGCGTCGGACAACGCGCGGGCCTTGCTGCGCTTGCTGTGGTCGGTTTTGTCGTGGCTGCCGGCGTAGCCGAACTTCAAGTTGCCTGGATTGTTGTTGCGCCAGGCGACGGTGCCGCCGGTGCGGGTTTGCACCGTGCCGTCAGCCATTTGGTAGACGCGGGTGGTGCCTTCGGTTTTCAGCAGTTTCTGCACGCTGTTTCCGGCTGCTGGCTGGCTAGCAGGGACGGCTTGGGGCGCCTGCTGCGCCGCGGATGGCTGCGCGGCAGGCTTGGCGGCGACGGGCTTGGACTCGGCTGGTTTCGTCTGCACCGGCTTGGGCGCGGCTGCCGGCGGCGATTGCCGGTATTCAGCCTTGGGACGCAGGAATTTCTGCGGCTGGCCCCACCATGCGCCTTTGCCCATTTGGGCGCTGGACGCGCCTTTCTTGGATTGGGCACCGAAGAAGCTGCCTTTGCCGGTTTTGGCGTCATAGGCCTCGACGATGCCGGTATGGTTCTTCTCTCCACGCCACAATGCGATGTCACCGGGTTTGACGTCTTTGGCGTCGACTTCCTCGTAGTACTTGGAATTCGCCATGCCCGCCGTGGTTTGGTACGGGATGGCGTAGCCGGCGCCGGTGAGCGCCTGGTTGACCAGATGGGAGCAGTCGATGCGGTTGACGCCATTGGCGTCTTTTTCTCCGTTAGCACCATCCTGGTGCTTGTAACCGTTGAAGCGGCCGCGTTGGTCCAGAATAGCGTTTTGGCCGGCTTGTGGTACCTGTTGTGGGTGAGCCGGTGTCGGTTTCCCCTGCTTGATTGGAGCAGCTGGTTTGGGTTGGACTGCGTGTTGAGCTGGTGCATTATTTTGCGCAGGCGCAGCGGTAGCCTGCTGAATTGGTCCCTGACTCAGATAACGCCGGTAGTTGGCCTCACGTTTAGCAAGGCCATCCAGGCCCTTGTTGATGGGGCGGGTTGCCGCTTTGACATTGCCTGCTCTGGCGGCGGCTACCAGCCCTTTTCGGCTTTGCCAGTACCAGGTAGCGATTCGCGCGGCGATGGCTGGATCTTCCGCTTGTTCCGGGTGGGCCAGCAGATCGAGATTCAGCGCCTTCGATGCTGCGGCGTAGTTGCTTCTCCCCGTGAGCTGTATGAAACCTCGCCCTTTGAATCTGGCACCGTCCCCGGCCTGAGTATTGCCTAGCTCCTTGCGGCCCCAGTCTCCGCCGTAAATAGTATTAAAAACACGATCTGGGCCCCCGTCGATGAGGGCCTGAGCTTGTGCTGTTGTGGTGATGCCTTGCTTAGCCAGGCGGGGGAAAACCTCGAGCAGCTTGTTGGCGCGGTATCTTGCGCTCTCCTGAAGTCGAGTGAACCCTCCTGATTCCTGATGCGTTTGCGCCAGAAACATTGCCTGCTCTTTAGGATCGCGAATGCCGGCTTGCAACATGGCATTGATCAGAATTACCTTATTGTTGGCGGTGGCTTGATCTGTATGTTTCTTGCTCATTTCGCTTTCATCTCCGGCGAAAGCGCGATGCGCATGGCGCACCGCGCTGGTTTCAAGTCGGCTGGGTTTTATTCAACAACCTTCCGCAGCGACATCAGCTTGATATCGCGGCGCGCTTCGTTTTCCACGCCGTATTTCTCGCCGACTTCCAGAGTGAAGCAGTCCAGGTAACTGGTGCGCTTGCCGCCCGGGGCCAGCGGGAATTCGGTCAGCTTGGCGCCTTCGATCGCTTCCCAGTCCAGGTCGCCGGTCAGCGGGATGGACACGGTGACGGACAGGTCGTACTCGGTGATGCCGCGGGCGAACCCTTTGGCGCGGCCGGTGGCGTTCATCGTCTTCACCACCTTGCGGCCAGTCTTGCTGCTGACGTTGAGGTCGATGACGTCGATTTCCTGGCCGTTCACTTCCAGGACGATGGAGCCTGCGTATTCTTTCAAAGCCATGAGACTTTCCTTTTCGATTCGGTTGGGGCGGCCGGGCGGCGGCCCGGCCGTGGAGGTTGCGGATGGAGGAGGAGGCGAGGCGGGCTGGGGCTGCGGGATCAGCCGCCTCGCCGCGCCGGCTTACAGCAGCAGGTCGATGCGGCCGGCGAACACGTGCAGGCCGTTGACCACGTCCACCGGGATCTTGGCGTCCAGGCGGTTGACGTCCTGAAGGTCGCGCTCGACGATCAGGCCGGCCTTGTTGGCCTCGACTTGCTCGATGATTTCCAGCTCTTCCAGCTTGTACAGCACGTCCAGCAGCTCGGAGCGGACCTTGGACGGGGTGCGGTCGGACAGCTTCTCGCGCGGGAAGCGCAGCGCGATGCGCTCGCGGCAGGCCTTGCGCACGTAATCCAGCGTGCGGATGGTGGTGATGTCCAGCAGCGACACGTCGTCCACGCCTTGCGCGTCCTTGGTGTAGGTGCTGATGGCGCGCACGATCTGCACGCGGTCGCCGGCGCCCACTTCCAGCGGAGTCACGCCGTTGTACAGCGCGTTTTCCTGCTCGGTGCGGCTGGTGCGGGAAGCCAGGTCCACCACGTCCAGGCCTTTCAGCTCCAGGGTGTTCAGCGGACGGGCCGGGTCTTCCTCGCTGGCGATCACGGCGGCGTAGGCGGCGGCGATGTCGGCCGGCAGCTTGGCGGAGCCGCGGTACCAGGCGGCGGTGATGCGGCCGCTGTCCAGCTTGGCGGACAAGGCGGAGGCGTCGGCCAGCGCGCCGGTGGTGGCGATCACGCCGATGGCGCCGCGCTGTTCCAGCGGGCCGGACACGAAGTCCAGGTGGTTGCGCAGCGCGGTCAGCGCGGCGTCGCCGGTGAAGGGGCTGGCGATGATCTGGTGGCCGCCGCTTACCACGGCGCCCAGAACCGGGACTAGGTCCGGCTCGCCGGCGCCGCCCTTCAGTTGAAACGCTTGGGCCGGGGTTACGCCCAGGCCGGCGATCTGCTCTTGCGCTTTCACCGTGATGCCGTTGCCGATGCTGCCCTTGTGGCGGGCGGCGAGGGTCAGCACTTCCTTGGCTGCGGTCGCGGTCACCGGCAGGTCGCTCAGCTTGGCGATGGCGGCCTGGGCGTTGGCGGCGATCTTGGCGGCGTCGTCGCCGGCGGCGACGGCCACGTCGACGCGCGCCGCGCCGATGAACAGGCTCAGCACGCCGGCGGCGGCGGCCGGACCGCTGAAGGTGAAGGAGCCGGAGGCGGCGGTGCCGGCGGCGGCATCGTCGACGCCGATCACGGTCAGCTGCAGATAGGGATTGGCGTTGATGGCGGCGCGGGCCATCAGGTGGGCGTTGGAGCCGCGGCCGAAGGCCTGGGCGGCCTGCTCGTCGCTGAAGACGTCCAGCGCAGCCAGCGCCGGCTGCGCGGCGGTGTCGGCCAGGCGTTGGCCGATCACCAGCACGCGCTGCGGATTGCCCGGCAGCGTGCGCACCGCCAGTTTGGTGTTGAACTCGAAGTATTTGCCCGGCTTGCGGATGGAGGCCGGAATCTGGTCGAAGCTGATGTTGGCGCTAGCCATAAGGAAAGGCTCCTGGTGTGGCGGTTGGGGAAGGTGCCGCGCCGGTTGGCGCGGCGAGGGGAAAGCGGGTTATTTCTGGCTGGGGGCGGGATTGGCGACCACGTCCTGCGCCTTGACGCCGGCGGAGCCGGCCAGGCTGTAGTTGAGCTGGGTGCTCTGCCAGGTCTTGGCCGGGTCTTCCAGCCGGCCGCCGAAGGCGCGGAACAGCGCGTCCGGGTCGGCGTCGGTTTGCGGCGACGGCCAGTGGCCGTTGTCCAGCGCCTCGTCCAGCCAGTAAGTGCTGAAATCGCAGGCCACCAGGCTCCAGGGCTGGCCGTCGCGCGGGGCCTGGCCCAGCGGGCGGACTTTTTCCGGCAGCAGCGGATTGACCGCCAGGCCGAAATCCTGCGAGGCCAGCAGGCGGCGCGCGGCGTAGACCAGTTGCCAGACGCCGGCGCCGGCGTAGTTGGCGTCGGCCTGCAGCCGGTCGCCGACGATGACGGTGAACAGCGCGTTGGCCTTGTAACGCAGGCGCTGGCTGGTCTGCGGCTGGCTGGAGGTAATGCCGCCGGCGACGGTCCACAGCGCCGGCAGCCTGGCCAGCGCCTGCGGGTTGATGGTGGGGCTGGACTGGCCGGGGGTGAGCCGGCTGGCGTAATCGCCGTGGGCCAGCTGCAGGCCGCACAGGGCGGTTTCGTCCAGGTCCGCCGCCACTTCGCGCACCATCCGGCCCATGCCTTGGCGCAGGCGGTCGGCGATAGCGGTTTGCACGGAAATCAGCATGGACATGGTCATTCCTTGGAACGATGGAGAGGATGGGGGAATTGTGACGCCGGGCGGCGTCGGGGCTTAGCTGAGGGGTGTCAGTGCACCAGGCGCTTGAGCAGTTCGCCGGCCAGGGTGACCAGCAGCGCGGACAGGGCGCCGGACACCGCGCCGCTCTTGGCGGCCTGGATCTCGACGTCGCGCAGGCGGCCGTCCAGCTCTTCCAGTTTTTTGTCCTGTTTGGCGAGGTGGGCGACGATCATGTCAAGCTTGCCTTCTATGCGGCCCAAGGCCAGCAGGTTGTCGTGTTCCACGTGAAACCCTCACTTTTCCGCCAGTTGCTGGCACAGCACGCAGCGGGTGCAGCTGGGGATGGCCGCGCGGCGGGCGTCGGGAATCGCGTCGCCGCAGTCCTCGCAGTGGCTGAGTCCGTTTTGGCGCCATTGCTCGAAGTGGCGGGCAAGTGCCTGCTCGCGGAATTCGGTTTCCAGCTCGCTGGCCCGGTCGAAAAAGTCGGTCATGGTGTGGGTTCCTGTTGAGAGTAGAGTTGTTTCAGGGCGACAAGGCGTTGCTCCAGTTGCTGGCACCAGGCGCCGTAGTCGGCGGCGTGGGCGAGGAGATCGGGCGCCGGTAGCCCGGCGTCGGCGCCGGGGGTTTGGGCGGCAGCTCCAGCAGATAGGGGCTGGGCGCCGGGCAGCTCGTCGGCATAGCCGAGGAGCTGGCGGTAGAGGCGCAGGCTGTCAGGGCCAAGGCCAGTAAAGCGGGGACCATCGTTGCGGGTGACATCGTCTATCCTTTGCGCGTTTCGCCGCTGCTGCGCTTGCAGCGCCTGCTGTTGCTCCAGCAGCCGGCTTTCCAGTTGATCGATGCGTTGGCGCCATTGTCGCTGCAGCTCCATGGCCGCGGCCTGGCGCTGTTGCTGCGCGCGGCTGTCGGCGGATTGCATCTCGGCGACGGTGGCCTGCAGCCTGGTTTGCCAGTACTGCCGGCTCTGGCCGCTGCCCAGCGCGTAGCCGCCGGCGGCGGCGAGCAGCGGCAGCAGCAGGCCGGCGCCCAGGCGCAGCAGTGCCGGGGGAATCATGGCCGGCTCCGGTCGCGATAGGCGGCGATCAGCCGCAGCGTGGCGGAATAGCCTCCGACCACGCCCAGGTAGATCAGCCAGATATCGGCGCTCAGCGCGCCGCGCCAGCCGTTGACCAGGAACATGATGGTGGCCGCGGCGCAGGCGATATTGGCCCACAGCCGGCTGTGGCTGAGACGGCGGCTGCGCGGGTGGCGGATCAGGTCGGCGAGTCGCATGCTCATTTCTCCAGTGACAGTTGGAAATGGGGAATCTCGTGCAGCGGCGCTTCCAGCGTGCCGTGCCAGTACAGTCCCAGCGATTGGGCGACGCGCCCCATCACCTGCCAGTGAGGGTGGTCGATGTCGCAGATGGGCTTGCCGGCCAACAACGGCACGACGTCGAAGGCGCGGGCGGCGGGGTTGCCGTGCAGCGTCGCGTTGTGCGCGGATTCGCCGGGGCGGGCGTAGGTGACGATGGCGCCGGGCAGATCGCGGCCCCGGCGGTACAGCTGCGCTTGTTCTTCGGACGAACGCCAGGTGCAGATCAGCAGCGGGTCCACGCCCTGGTCGCGGCACAGGCGCAGAAAGGTTTCCGCCAGCGGTTGCAGTTGAGGATGCAGATCGGAAATGGCTCGGCTTGCCATGGGGTCTCCTTTGCCTGATGGAATGCGTGGCGCGGTCTGGGAGGCGAGTCGGGGCCCACGGCGGCGACGGGCTTGCCGGATCAGTGAATTTCCTGATCGGCTGGCGGGGTTTTCAGCACGCGCCAGACCATGCGGTCGCTGAGCCGGTAGCGCATCGCCAGCACGCCGACCGCTTCGTTGGCGCCCAGGCCTTCCACCAGCATCGCGTCGAAGTCGCGGATCATCTGCTGGTTGCGCGCCTGGCGCAGAGCGGTGCTGCAGCGCGGGATGTAGAGGATGTCGCCGCCGAAGTGATGGGTCAGCCGCTCGGCCGCCTCCTGGCCGATCACCTCTACCAGCGCGGCGAAACGTAGCTGGCCGGCGCGGCTCTGGTTCTTGGAGAAGGGCAGGGTGGTGCCGCCCAGCGCCTGCACCAATTGCAAAGTTCGCGGCATGCCAATCAGCTGAGCGACCAGTTGCATGGTGGAGGGCAGAGCGGGATATTGCGCGGCTGTAGTCATCACGTGAGCTCCTGAAAGTCCCAAAGGGCCTTGGCAGACAAATAGTTCTAAATGAGTTATAGTTTGAGTGAGGTCAAACGAAGGGCGACAGGTTCTTTATGTAAGCAGTTTTTAGAACTGTTGTGGTAGTTATGTGTTTATATTTTAGCACTTTGCTAAGTAACATTGCTAATTAGTAGAACTACTTATGAAGTATGGTTGCTATTGTATGCGCTGTTTTTGAACTGAACAAGCAACGAGATGTCACTACTTATGTCAGTTACATTCGACAAAATGACAATGTAGTGGTACTCTGGGGCGCTGCTCCAGCCGTGCATGACTTCCGATGGAGTTCCAAATGGAAAATTCGCAGCAACACACCGATTTCCGGCAGCGTCTGGAACTATTGATCGGCAGCGAGAAGCCCTACGCCTGGGCGGCGCGCAACGGCCTCAACAAGGGTTCGTTCACCAATATGTGGTACAAGGGCGGCGTGCCGCGGATCGGCACCGCGCAGAAGATCGCCGCCAACAGCGGATGCCGGGTCGAGTGGCTGCTGTACGGCGAGGGGCCGATGCAGGACGAGTGCGCGCAGGCGCACGATGCCCCGATGCCGGCGGGATTGCCCGCTTTGTCACCGCTGGCAGACGCCGACGAGCACGAGGTGCCGGCCGGAGTGCAAGAGGAGTTCTGTTTTATCCCGCGTTATAACCTGAAGGCGTCAGCCGGCTTTGGAACCAGCGCGGCCGGCGAGCAGCCGATGTTCTACATGGCCTTCCGCCGCTACTGGGTGAAGAACTATCTGAACGCCTCGCCGCGCAACCTGGTGGTCATCAGCGTCAAGGGCGACAGCATGAGCGGCGTGCTGGAGGACAGGGACACCATCCTGGTCAACACCGCCGAGCGCCATCCCGGCGAAGGCTTGTTCGTGATCCGCATCGGCGACGATATCTTCGTCAAGCAGCTGCAGCGGCTGCCTGGCGGCGCGGTGCAGGTGAAAAGCGCCAACCCGCTGTACGAGACCTTCACCGTCGATCTGTCGCGCGCATCGGGCGAGTTCGAGGTCATCGGGCGCGTGGTGTGGTTCGGCCGGCAGATCGCCTGAGCGCGCGGCCGGCAGCGGGCCGTCGCCATCGTCTGTCCGGCGCTGCCGGCAAGGGGCGGCGGGCCTTCGCGCGCTTGGCCGCTTGATCATCGGTGTACACTAGAACCTGACCAAGCAACGGAATTCATCATGCAAGACCATATCCGCGCCAGTCTGGACGAGGCCAGGAGCGCGCTCGACAACCTTCTGGCCAATCCGCAGGCCCTGGCCTCCGTGGAGGCGGCTGCGCAGGCCGTCATCGCGGCGCTCGAGGCCGGCGGCCGCGTGTTTTCCTGCGGCAATGGCGGCTCGATGTGCGACGCGATGCACTTCGCCGAGGAACTGACCGGCCGCTACCGCGGCAACCGCCGCGGCATGGCGGCGATCGCCATCAGCGATCCCAGCCACATCAGCTGCGTCGGCAACGATTACGGCTACGACGAGATCTTCGCCCGCTACCTGGAAAGCCATGCCCGCGCCGGCGACGTGCTGATCGGCCTGAGCACCAGCGGCAACAGCCGCAACGTGGTGCGCGCCGCCGAAGTGGCGCGCGAGCTGGGCGTCCAGGTGGTGATCCTGACCGGCCGCGCCGGCACCCAGCTTGAGCCGCTGGCCGATGTCTACGTCAACACGCCGGGCGGCCATTACGCCGACCGCGTGCAGGAGCTGCACATCAAGGTGCTGCACATCCTGATCGAGCTGACCGAGCGGCATTTCTTCCCGGAAAACTACTGA